ACCAATGAGCTAGACCTCTCGTGCAATGTTGTGGATGCCAATGGAGCCTCGGGCACATACCAGCAGATTCTCATTGCCGACCCCTCCCTCAACGGCGGTATCGGCGGTGTGCAGTGGGTTGACCAGCCTGTACTTTCGGTTCGGACGGTAATCCCTGCCGCCACCTTGGCCACCTTGGGGCCTAGCTTTGGCCCTACAATTGTTGCTTCGCCGGGCCCGGGCAACTACATACAGGTCATAGCGGCAGCCTATCGCTTTGCGTATTCCGCTCCGGTGTATACGGTGGTTGGCGACCTTGCTCTAGAGACGGTTCCGGGTCAAGCTCAATTCACTATCCCCGGCACTGTTATGCAAGTTCCCGCCACCACTATACAGCAGGCAAACCAAGTCACCAATGCTAAGATGGCAGAGAACGTGCCTCTTGACTTGCATCTTTCTGGTGCTGTTATCGCCGCTGGAGGCGGGGACCTGTATCTTGAGGTGACATATAAGATTGTTCAGATTTAATGCGAGATATTCGCAAGGTTTGTGTGGGTCCGGACTACAAGGACTCCATGTGTTACGTGGTGGGGCAACCAGTTTTGGGGGGGTCCCACCACATTCACTTGATACGTGAGGAGAATGGGGGCATTGTTATCTATATTGAGCAGGACGATATGGTCGTGCTTTGGAAGTCATTCAATGCAATGATGCCACTATCAATAGAATACAACATCAACTTCTAATCATGTTCTTCTGGAACCCCATTCAGACGCGCCGGATTTCTTTCAGTGCAAACCGCGTGCTCAACCTGACCCCCATGGGTCACCTTACCGTCGTTCCCGCTCCGGGCCCCGGCAAAGCCATACAGGTTGTTTCCGCCGCCTTCAAGCTCAACGCTGGCAAGCACCCCTTTGCTTTTACCAACGATATGGTCCTTACGGCGGGCCACCTCTCGCGCCCGCAGTTCAACCTCGAGGCCGCCATTATCAACTCGTCCTTTGACGAGTGGGTAAATATGGTCCCCCTTGAGCGCGGGTCTTTGCAGGAGGACGCTGCGCTCACCTTTGGTCCTAGCGCCGGAGCGAACACCTCTCCTATTGCCAACGGCGATATCGCCTTCGACATCACGTACCGGCTTGTAAAAGCCTGATGCGGGCTCTCAACCAATTTATTGTTCGTGGGGACAGGTATGTCAACACGAAGGGAGACCTCATTGTCAGCGCCAACGAGGAGGACCACCGCTTTTCGAATCGCGAGGGCGAGGTTGTGGCTTTGCCTTTGGGCTATGACGGTCCTATCGCCGTGGGCGATACGCTCCTTGTCCACCACAACGTGTTCAAGTACTACAACGATATGAAGGGTAGGCGTCGCAGCGGGCGTAGTTTCTTGCGTGACGACATGTTCCTTGTTGATTTCGACCAATTCTATATGTGGCGCCGCAATGGGGAGTGGTTTTCTCATGATAGGTACTGCTTTGTGCAGCCTGTACCGCCACAAGAGTCAACGATATTCAAGCCGCTTACCGAGGAGCCTTTGGTCGGTATAATGAAATATCCCAATGATTACCTTAGTTCTCAAGGAATCGCGTCTGGTGACATGGTAACCTTCAAGCCTGAGAGCGAGTACGAGTTCATTGTTGACGGGGAGAAGTTGTACCGAATGTTCGACCATCAAATCACATGCAAGATTCAAGGAAGCTGAAGGAGCGCATCATCGCTGCCGGGCGTGTCGCTGTTGAGCAACTCATCAAGGTGGCTCAGGAGGATATCATCAAGCCGGGCGAGGACGACGACTTGGCGGCGGACAGGCTGAAGAATGCGGCGGCGACAAAGAAGCTTGCCATCTTCGACGCTCTGGAAATCCTGAATCGCATCGACTCCGAGGAAGAGGAGTTGGAGTCGGCATCTACTACCCAGACGGAAACGAAGGTGGGTTTTGCAGAACGACGGTCCAGATAAGCTATACAGGGTCCTGCATGGGCATGTATCGAAGGGGGTAGTATCCAATAAGAACCGTGCTAAGACGTGGTTCTACGGTTATAACGAGAAGTACGACATGGTCGTCATCTCCAAGACCGGACAGATTGGTGACATCATAGAAATCAACGGGTTGGTCATCGCGCTGCCTTTGGCGCCCAAGAAGCTGGAGGGCAACAAGTGGGTTCGTGAGGAGCTACCTAAGCCGCTCTCGCGCATCCAAAGCATCTTCCAATGGAACGATATGCCCAAGGCGTTCAAGACGCAGTGGGTGGACTATATCGAGTCGGAGTTTGACCGCCGCGAGGATGGGCACTGGTTCAGCAACGACGGCGTGCCGACGTATATCACTGGCGCCCACTACATGTACTTGCAGTGGACAAGTATCGACGTAGGGTATCCCGACTACCGTGAGGCCAACAGGATATTCTTTATCTTCTGGGAAGCATGCAAGGCGGACCCACGAAGCTTTGGTATGATATACCTGAAGATTCGCCGTTCGGGATTCTCGTTTATGGGGTCGTCGGAGTGCGTAAACACCGGTACACTAGCTAAGGATTCACGAGTTGGGATACTCTCCAAGACGGGTGCGGACGCCAAGAAAATGTTCACCGACAAGGTGGTTCCTATCGCCAACCGCCTACCATTCTTCTTCAAACCTATACAGGACGGCATGGACAAGCCGAAGACGGAACTGGCGTTTCGTGTACCTGCTTCAAAGATTACGAAGAAGAACATGTACGATGTGGAGGACGAAGAGATTCTCGGCCTTGACACGACCATCGACTGGAAGAACACCGACGACAACTCCTACGACGGAGAGAAGCTCCTCCTCCTCGTCCACGACGAAAGCGGAAAGTGGATTAAGCCCAACAACATCCTCAACAACTGGAGGGTAACCAAGACGTGCTTGCGCTTGGGCAGCAAGATTATCGGCAAGTGCCTCATGGGTTCTACGTCGAACGCCTTGGCCAAGGGTGGTTCCAACTTCAAGAAGCTCTACGAGGACTCTGACCCTCGCGCACGCAACGCCAACGGCCAGACCAAGAGTGGCATGTATTCCTTGTTCATCCCCATGGAGTACAACATGGAAGGCTTCATCGACGAGTTTGGTCATCCCGTCTTCCACGCCCCTGAGAAGCCCGTGATGGGTGTCGATGGCATGAAGATTAAAAGCGGCGCTGTCGACTACTGGGACGCAGAGGTAGAGAGCTTGAAGAACGACCCCGATGCGCTCAACGAATTCTACCGCCAGTTCCCCCGTACCGAGTCGCACGCCTTTAGGGACGAGAGCAAGCAGAGCCTGTTCAATCTTACCAAAATTTACCAGCAGATAGACTACGCGGATAGCCTAGTAAAAGAGCACTATCTGACACGAGGTTCGTTCCAATGGGAGAACGGAATCAAGGATACTCGCGTAGTATTTAGTCCCGACAAGCGGGGAAGGTTCAACATCTCTTGGTTCCCTCCCAAGGGTATGCAAAACAGGTTGATAGATAAGAGGGGCATCAAACACCCGGGGAATGAACATATTGGCTCTTTTGGATGCGATTCCTATGACATTAGTGGTACTGTTGGCGGCGGCGGTAGTAATGGGGCGCTGCACGGAATGACCAAGTTCCATATGGACGATGCGCCTACCAACGAGTTTTTCTTGGAGTATGTCGCCCGCCCGCAGACGGCGGAGATTTTCTTTGAGGAGGTACTCATGGCGTGCGTCTTTTATGGCATGCCCATCCTTATTGAGAACAACAAGCCTAGGCTGCTGTACCACTTCAAGAACCGTGGGTACCGAGGCTTCTGCATGAACCGTCCTGACAAGAACTTCAATAAGCTCTCAAAGACGGAGCGCGAGCTGGGTGGCATACCCAACAGTTCTGAGGACGTCAAGCAGGCCCACGCCGCAGCTATCGAAAGCTATATCGAGAAGCACGTCGGTATCGTAGAGGACGGAGAGATTGGCTCTATGCCATTCGTTCGGACGCTGGAGGATTGGGCCCGGTTTGACATCAGCAACCGTACTGCTTTCGACGCTACCATTAGTAGTGGATTGGCTATTATGGCTAACCAAAAGCACCTGTATATGCCTGAACAGGTGAAGAGTTCAATTAGCATTACCTTGCCGAGATATAACAACCGTGGTTTCAGGAGTGAACTTCTCGACTAAATGAAGGATGTCAAGATAAACATCTCCACCGCCGGGTTCCCCAGTCAGTTTGTTTCTGATGCGGAGAAGGCGACGGACGAGTACGGCCTTATGGTCGGTCAAGCCATCCAGTACGAGTGGTTTAAGAAGGATGGCAACCAGTGCCGATTCTACAACCAGTGGCGCGACTTCAACCGCCTGCGCCTTTACGCCCGTGGCGAGCAGAATATTGCCAAGTACAAGAACGAGCTCGCTATCGATGGCGACCTGTCGTACTTGAATCTGGACTGGACGCCAGTTCCTATCCTTCCCAAGTTCGTTGACATCGTTGTCAACGGTATGTCCGAGCGACTCTTCAAAGTCAAGGCGTACGCTCAGGACGCGCTATCGCAAGCCAAGCGCAGCAAGTATCAGGATATGATTGAGGGCCAGATGGTGGCCAAGCCTGTGCTCGAAATCATCCAGCAGAAGACGGGTGTAGACCCATTCACTATGGACCCGGAGGACCTCCCGGCTAGTGACGAGGAACTGAGCCTGTATATGCAGCTCAACTACAAGCCTGCTATTGAGATTGCTGAGGAGGAAGCCATCAACACTATCCTCGAGGAGAACCACTATACCGACCTGCGTAAGCGCCTCGACTACGACCTTACGGTCTTGGGCATCAGCGTTGCTAAGCACGAGTTCCTCCCCGGCTCTGGCGTTCAGGTCTCGTATGTCGACCCCGCCAACGTGGTGTATAGCTACACCGAAGACCCGCAGTTCAAGGACTGCTTTTACTGGGGAGAGATTAAGACGCTGCCCATCACGGAGCTGATGAAGATTGACCCGAGCCTCACCAACGAGGACTTGGAGCAGATTAGCAAGTACAGCCAGAGTTGGTACGACTACTACAACGTAGCCCAGTTCTACGAGAACGATATGTTCTATCGTGACGTGGCCACGCTGATGTACTTCAACTACAAGACAACCAAGAAGATTGTCTACAAGAAGAAGAAGCTCGAGGGCGACGGAGCCCGGATGATTGAAAAGGACGACCAGTTCAATCCGCCGGAGGAGATGATGGAGGAGGGCAACTTCGAGAAGGTGGAAAAGACTATCGACGTCTGGTACGACGGTGTCATGGTCATGGGCACCAATATCCTCCTCAAGTGGGAGGTGGCCCACAATATGGTCCGTCCGAAGTCTGCGAGTCAGCACGCCCTGCCCAACTACGTGGCTACGGCTCCGCGTATGTACAAGGGCGTTATCGAGTCTCTGGTCCGGCGC